TTTCATGACCATCGGCAGCATGGCGGTGTTGTACGGAGACAGCAACAGCGGCAAAACGTTTTTCGCGTTATCTCTCGCCGCCCATATCGCCACCGGCCAGCCATTCTTCGGTCGCCAGATTGATCCCGGCTTGGTGGTGTATCTGGCCAGCGAAGCCCCAGGTTCGATCCGTTCCCGTATGCAGGCCATCAAAAAGCATTACGGATGCAGCCTTGAAAATCTGGCGATGGTTCCTGTGCCGCTCAATTTCTACGCCAACGAGGGCGATGCAAGAGATGTAATAGAGCTGGTCAAAACGATTGAACAGATTAAAGGCAAGCCAGTTCGTCTGATTATTGGCGACACCCTGGCACGCATGAGCGCCGGGGCAAATGAAAACAGCGGTGAGGACATGGGGCCAGTCATGGCGAGGTTTGATTCCGTAGCGCAATCCACCGGCGCGGCCATGCTTGCCATCCACCATAACGGCAAAGATCAGGCCAAAGGCGCACGCGGATGGTCAGGTATTCGGGCGCATATTGATACTGAAATTGAGGTAATGGAAAAGGACGGAATAAGGTCGGCCACTATAACCAAACAAAGGGAATTACCCGGCAAAGGTGAGGTTATATATTTCCGCCTTGAAGTAGTGGAGATGGGTGTAACTAAATTCGGCAAACCGGCCACGACTTGCGTGGCGGTGCCAGATGAAAGCGCCAGCACAGAGCAACCGCACAAGAAGCCAACTAAGCATGATGAAAACGTCAGGACGTTTGAGCGGGCTTGGTTTAATAGTGGCGCCGAAATAAGGGAAGATAAACCCTATATAAGTAGATCGGCATTAAGGGAATTACTTATATCCGATGGTATGTCAGAGCGCACCGCCAAGAATAAAACCGAGGCCAGCCGGTCAGATGGACTCATCGCGCCCATGCTCAACGCCGGGACGATTATGCCGTTTGAGCATGGCTGGGTGGTCGTTGATGGGGTGCAAGCCAGCGCAATGATGCTCAAAAAAAGTGCCCCTAACTGCCCCTAGGGGCTTCAGGGGCGTTTAGGGGCGATTGTGGAAAAATTAACAAAAAACGCCCCGCCCCTGCCCCTGACACCTATAGGTCAGGGGCGGTAGGGGCATTGTTAATTCGGCAGGGGCAGGGGTAGGGGTTGCGAACACTGTACAATCACGCACAATGTGCTAGGATGAAGTCATGAACCAGATCGGCGGCAGTCACTACCAGAAAGACATCCAACCAATCGATGCAATGGCGGCGTGGATGAGTCGAGAAGAGTTGCAGGGGTTTTGCTGGGGCAATGTCATTAAGTACGTGGCGAGATGGAAGGACAAGGGCGGGCTGGAAGATTTAAAGAAAGCCCATGATTACCTTGAAAGGTTGATTAACATTCAGAGGGAATAATGGAAATTGTTTTGGCATTTATTGGGTTTATGATTATTAGCGCGTTTTTATTTTTGGATTAATTATGAATAAATATATTCTTGGTGTTTTATTGTTTGTTGGTATGGCGAGTGGTGCGAGCGCTAACACGTACGAATGCAAAGTGGATGGGCGCGGCATCATGGTTTGTTATCCTAAACCTCGTGGGTTTTGATAAAGACAATGGCTAGAACTTATCCTCATAGCATTGAGCGCAGGCAAATAGCCGATAAGGTGTTTAATGAAATGCGGCAAGGATTGAGCGCGTATAAGGCATGTTTGAAGGTTGGGATTCCTCAAGGAACATTTAACGGGTGGCTAAATGAGGATGCTGCACTGGCCGAAGATTACGCGCGCGCAAGGGAAGAATTGCATGAGTTTATTGCTGCGGAAATCGTCGCAATTGCTGATGCGCCCGTGCCTTCTAACGAGAAAGGCGGCCTTGATCCTGGCGCGATTCAGAAACAGCGATTGCAGGTTGATACGCGAAAGTGGTTGCTGTCAAAGCTGGCCCCAAAGAAATTCGGCGACAAGATCGAAGTGTCTGGCGATGCTTATAACCCGCTCAAGATCGAGCGCATCGAGCGCGTTGTCGTTGGTGAAGTTATCGAGCAGCGCGCCCTGGAAAAAAAAGTTGAGGATGACGCTTGACACATGCGAACATTGTTCGTAGTATTCAGGTCAGCAGCACATCACAACACATAACAGACAGGAGCAAAACATGGCAACGATTAAACAAGCGATTGATCTTATCAACAAGGCGCATTCCGCTGATTGCGTGACTGCTGGCGAAATGTACCTCGCGGCCCAGCGGATTGCTAAAAAGAGCCGCGCATCTATAGCGCTCGACGTGATGTTTTCCGCCCACGCTGGCGCGGTGATGGCACTTAATCGCGCAACAGATCAGCGCGAGCGTTCAATTCTTGGCGGGGTTCGTGCTGAATCGCAATTCCTTTATAACGGCGCAGGCGCTTAACAATCTACCCCGCGAAAGCGGGGTAATTAATTCCATGCAGCCCCGCTTCGGAGGGGCTTAACACGGAGATCATCATGGGCTACTTCAGTTATCACCAGATCGGCAACGCCACCTTAATCGTGACTCATGCGCCGGACGGCGAAGAGGTTGAGTACCAAGTGCAAACGGCTCGAGGCCTGCGCTCTTGCTACTTCGACCGCCGCGAACATGCTGAAGCTATGGCGAGGGCTTGCTAATCATGCACTACATAACAGGCATCAACGGCATGCGCTATCGCATCCTTGCGGGGCCATACAAAAGCGCACAGGCGGCACTTGGCGACATTGAACGCGCTCAAGAGGCTGCGGCAACGTATCACAATGGCAGCTTTGACAGGCTCGAAGTCGAGGCCATCGAAGGCTTTAACGGGCCTGCTGCGCTCAACCTAAGGGGCTTTAGTGCAGCATCCTAGCCCTACCCCTGAACAAGTGCGCGAAACCCGCTCTAAGGCGGGTTTAAGCGCCTCTAAAGCCGCAGCATTGATCTATCGAAGCACTCGCAACTGGCAACAATGGGAGCTTGGCGAGAGAGCGATGGATCCGGCTCTTTTCGAACTCTTTTGCATAAAGGTGCAGCATGTACGATCCGACAAGTGATCTTGTGACCCTTAAAAAGCTTTGCACTGAGCTTCAGCGTGAGCTGGCGTATTCGCAGCCTGACCGAGGCGACGTGGAGAAGCTGGCGCGTGATGTGGAGTATCTGGCGGGGCGCATGATTGAGTGGGCGAAAGAGTGAAACTATATCGCAACACCGTGAGCGTTCTAATTGTTCCACCCTTTGGAGAGCCATACATCGTTAAGGGGAAAGGGCGAAATTCAGTCAGTCATAAGATATTTGGGATGCGTGCTGCGTGCGCCATTCGCCTTGGGCTGGCTCGCGCCATAATTCGAGAGATTAGGAATTGACCACACTCAAGATACAGACCCCGCGCTGGGCTTTGCCACTGCTTAAACCCGCGCGGTACAAGGGCGCATATGGCGGGCGTGGCTCGGGGAAGTCTCATTGCTTCGCTGAGATGTTGATTGAGGAACACATCCTGAACCCGTCTAGCCGGTCGGTATGTGTCCGCGAGGTTCAAAAGTCTCTAGCGCAGTCTGTCAAGCGATTGCTCGAAATGAAGATCGAGCAGATGGGGGCTGGCGCTTATTTCGAAGTGCAAGAGGCTGTCATTAAGTCGCGTAAGGGCGACGGTCTGATTATCTTCCAGGGTATGCAGAATCACACGGCTGACTCGATCAAGTCACTGGAAGGGTATGACCGCGCATGGGTTGAAGAGGCCCAAAGCCTGTCACAGCGCAGTCTTGACCTGCTGCGACCGACCATCCGCAAGCCCGGAAGCGAGCTTTGGTTCACGTGGAATCCAAGCCAGGCAAGCGACCCGGTGGATGTGCTGCTTCGTGGCTCAAACCCGCCGCCTGACTCTGTAATCCTGCCCGTCAATTTCGATGACAATCCGTGGTTCCCGGACGTGCTACGCGCTGAGATGGAGTACGACAGACGGCGCGACCCTGACAAGTATTCGCATGTCTGGCTTGGTGGATACCTGCAAAACAGCACGAGCCGGGTGTTTAGCAACTGGCGAATAGAGGAGTTTGACGCATCGAAAGACGCGGTTCATCGGCTCGGCGCTGACTGGGGATTCGCCAGCGACCCAACAGTGCTAGTGCGCTGCCACATCGTTGGCCGCACGCTTTACATCGACCACGAAGCCTACATGGTAGGGTGTGAAATTGTGAATACGCCAGACCTGTTTATGACGGTGCCGGAAGCTGAGAAGTGGCCGATGGTGGCTGATAGCTCACGGCCTGAGACAATCTCGCACATGAGGGCGCATGGCTTCCCCAAGATTATGCCAGCGGTTAAAGGGGCGAAGTCAGTAGAGGAGGGTATAGAATGGCTCAAGAGTTTTGATATTGTTGTACATCCTCGGTGTAAGCATACAATCGACGAATTGACGTTATATAGTTACAAAACCGACCCTTTAACGGGTAAAGTGTTGCCAATACTTGAAGATAAAAGCAATCACGTAATTGATGCGCTAAGATATGCCTGTGAAAGCGTAAGACGCGCACAGCATAAAAAGGTTGAAAACTTCGTGCCATTGCCAACTATTAACCGCTGGGGCGATACTGCGCGCAGGCACTAGGAAAAACATATATGGCTCGAATCTCAAAAGACCAGTACCTTGCAAACCTGCACGCTGAGGCGCTGGCAGAGTTCGACAATATCCAGTCTGCATTGCGCGATGAGCGCCTGCAATGCTTGCAAGATCGACGCTTTTACTCGCTGGCTGGTGCGCAGTGGGAAGGCCCGCTTTGGGATCAGTACGAAAACAAACCAAAGTTTGAGGTCAATAAAATACACCTGGCCGTCATTCGCATCATCAACGAATACCGAAACAACAAGGTGTCGGTGTCGTTCGTGAGCAAGGAAGGCGAGGAATACGACAATTTGGCCGATACCTGCGCTGGTCTTTACCGGGCAGATGAGCAAGACAGCGTGGCCGATGAAGCATACGACAACGCCTTCGAGGAGGCGGTTGGCGGTGGCTTTGGGGCGTGGCGCTTGCGTACCGAATACCAAGATGACGAAGACCCGGACGATGATCGGCAGCGAATTCGCATTGAGCCTATTTTCGATGCTGATTCGTCGGTGTTCTTTGACCTTGAAGCCAAGCGTCAGGACAAGTCGGACGCTAAGAAATGCTTCGTCATCACCTCGATGACGCGTGAGGCGTATAAGGCGACTTGGGGCGACGACCCTACTAGCTGGCCGAAAGTGGTTCATCAATCTGAATTCGACTGGTGCACCCCTGACGTGGTTTATGTCGCTGAGTATTACCGCGTTGAGGAGAAAAGCGAAACGGTTCGCATCTTCCGCACGATCTCTGGCGATGAGGAACGGTACAGGCAAGCTGAGTTCGACGAGGACGAGGAGCTTGAAGATCGTCTTTCCGCCATCGGCTCGACCGAAGTGCGCTCCAAGAAATACAAGGTAAAGCGTGTCCGCAAGTACATCATGAGCGGCGGCGGCATCCTTGAGGATTGCGGATACATCGCAGGCAAGTGCATCCCTATCGTGCCGGTGTATGGCAAACGATGGTTCGTGGATAACATCGAGCGCTGCATGGGGCACGTTCGGCTGGCGAAAGATGCCCAGCGCCTGAAGAATATGCAGCTCTCGAAGCTTGGAGAGATCAGCGCGCTGTCGAGCGTCGAGAAGCCTATCCTCACGCCTGAGCAAGTGGCGGGACACCAGATGATGTGGGCAGAGGATAACCTCAAGGATTATCCGTATCTGTTAATCAACCCGATTACCGATGCCAATGGCAATACGACCGTCGGCGGCCCGGTTGCCTACACCAAAGCCCCCAACGTCCCGCCTGCACTGGCGGGCCTGCTGCAAGTCACTGAACAGGACATGCAGGACATTCTCGGCAGTTCTCAGCAGGCCGATAAGATGGTGTCGAACATCAGCGGCAAAGCCGTGGAGATGATCCAGCAGCGGCTCGATATGCAGGCGTTTATTTACATGTCGAACTACGCCAAGGCTATCAAGCGCAGCGGTGAGATTTGGCTGTCGATGGCAAAGGAAATCTACGGCGAAGAAAAGCGCAAGATGAAGGCCGTCGGAGACGGCGGAGAGGTGTCGTCAATCGAGCTTCTGAAACCCACCATTAACGAAGAGTCTGGCGAGATCGAGCTTGAAAATGACCTGAGCGAGGCCGCGTTTGATGTGGCCGTCGAAGTTGGGCCGTCCAGCGCCAGCAAGCGAGCCGCTACGGTGCGTGCGCTCACTGGTATGTTGGCGATCAGCGATGACCCGGAAACAAAGCAAGTGTTGCAAGCCATGGCAATGATGAACATGGAAGGCGAGGGCATCAGCGACGTTCGCAAGTTCTTCCGCAAGCGCCTGGTTAGCATGGGCGTGATCGAGCCGACCGAGCAGGAAGCTGAAGAAATGGCCGTGCTGATGCAGGGCCAGCAGCAAGACCCGAATGCAATTTTCTTGCAGGCTGCTGCTGAAGAGGCTACCGCCAAAGCTGCCAAGGCTCGGGCCGATACCGTTAAGACGGTGGCAGATGCTGAACTGAGCCGCGCTCGGACGGTGGAGACGCTGGCAAAGGTTGATATGGATTCGCAAGACCACGCGATGAATATGGCGCGTGAGATTGGCGGCGCTGTTGCAGGACAAGTGCAGCCGCTGCAATGATTTTAGCGGCATCCACCCAGCCGCTTTAATGGGTGAGTCAAACGGGGGCTTTATGTCAGAAACGGCAGTGATGGAGGAACAGATCGAAGTCGAGGAAGTCGAACAGCAGGAAGGCGAAGAGCATCAGGATGAGCAAGTTGGCGATGAGAACGAAGCCGTCGCAGACCAGAATGATGAACAGCCGGAAGAGCAAGCCGACGAACAAGACGAGATCGTTGTATCTATCGGTGAGGAATCGCCACCTCAGGAAGAAGAAACTCGTGCGCCTGAATGGGTTCGCGAGCTGCGGAAAGCAAACAGGGAGAAAGAGCGTCGCATCAAAGAGCTTGAGGCAAAGCTAACTCAGACAACCGAGACCAAGCCTGTTTTGCTGGGGCAAAAGCCTACGCTGGAAGCTTTTGATTACGACTCTGACAAGTACGAAAGCGCGTTGTCTGACTGGTACGAGCGAAAGCGCGAGATTGATCTGCAAGCTGAAAAGAAACGGCAGGTTGAGCAAGCGCAACAGCAAGCTTGGCAGGAAACGCTTGAAGCCTACGGCAAGGCGAAAGCCTCGCTCAAGGTGCGTGATTTTGATGACGCTGAAGCTACGGCCCAAGAGACGCTCGACATTACGCAGCAAGGCATCATCGTACAAGGGGCCGAAAACCCCGCTCTGGTTGTTTATGCGCTCGGCAAAAATCCTAAAAAGGTGAAAGAGCTTTCTTCAATTAAAGACCCCGTGAAGTTTGCCTTCGCGGTAGCAAAACTGGAGACTCAGTTGAAAGTTAGCAATCGCAAGGCTGCACCGCCGCCAGAGAAAGTGGTCAAAGGTACTGGCCGCGTTTCAGGATCGGTGGACTCAACCCTTGAACGGCTGCGTGAAGAAGCTGCGAAGACTGGCGACATGACCAAAGTCATGGCGTACAAGCGGCAACTGCGCGCAAAACAAAACTAATTTGGAGAGTTAAATCATGCCTAACGCATTTAACAAAGAGGAACGCGTTGCGTTCGAAAACATCCTCGAAGGTTTCCAGGATGCCCTCGTGCTGTCTCGTAATGTGTCGATCTATAACACCGATCAGACCATGATGGAGCGCACCAACAACGTCATTTGGCGTCCGATGCCGTATATCGCTCAGTCTTTCAGCGGCACCGACATGACGTCGAACTTTAAAGACTTCACCCAGCTGGCCGTCCCCGCAACGATTGGCTTTAATCGCTCGGTTCCTTGGGTTCTGACTGCCACCGAATTGCGCGACAGCCTGCAAGAAGGTCGTTTGGGCGAGTCTGCCAAGCAAAAGCTTGCCAGCGACATCAACACCTCGCTGATGACCGTTGCCGCCAACCAAGGCACCCTCGTTGTTAAGCGCACCGCTGCTGCATCTGGCTTTGATGATGTGGCGTTGGCTGAGGCAGCCATGAACGAAATCGGCGTGCAAGCGTTTGATCGTTACCTCGCCCTTTCGACTCGTGACTACAACGGCATGGCGTCGAACCTGGCTGGCCGTCAGACCATGCAAGGCAAGCCCGTTACTGCCTACGAAAAGGCTTATGTCGGCACCGTGGCGAGCTTTGAAACCTTCAAGATGGATTACGCAACTCGCCTGACAGCTGCTGCTGGCGTGAGCGTGACCGTCAATGGCGCTAACCAGTACTACACCCCGAAGGCAACTTCGACGGCGGGCACTGGCGAAACCGCGAACGTGGATAACCGTTATCAAAACCTGACGATTGCCGTTAGCTCTGGCACCGTCAAGGTTGGCGACGCATTCACCATCGCTGGCGTCAATTCTGTTCATGCCATCACCAAGCAAGACACCGGCCAACTCAAGACCTTCCGTATCACGGCCATCGTGTCTGGCGCGGGCGGATCTGGCGTTGTGACCATTTCGCCCCCGATCATTTCCGGTGGCGGTGCGACCGACGCGGAGCTTCAGTACAAGAACGTGACTGCCACCCCCGCAAACGGCGCGGCGATCACCTTCCTGAACACCGCTGCTGCTTACGTTAATCCGTTCTGGCAGAAAGACGCGCTCGAAATCCTTCCGGGCCGGTACGCTGTCCCGTCCGACGCTGGCGCGGCTGTCATGCGTGCCACGACTGACCAGGGCATCGAGCTTGTCATGCAGAAACAGTACGATATTAACACCATGAAGGTTAAATATCGTCTGGATACCACGTTTGGCGTTGTGAATAAGCAGCCAGAAATGTCCGGTATCATTCTGTTCGGTCAAACCTAATCAGGTTAGCGGGGAGGGGAAGCCCTCCCCGTTTTACATTTAGGGGTAGAAAAATGCCATTGAAAAAAGGTTATTCGCAAAAGACAATCTCGGCTAATATTAGCAAAGAGGTGAAAAGCGGTAAGCCGCAAAAACAGGCTGTGGCGATTGCTTTGAGCACCGCTAGGACTGCTGCAATGAAATCCGGAAAACCAAGCAAAGCACCGGCAAAGAAAGGCAAGAAATGAAGTTTCCGACGATGCTTTACAAGCACCCAGGACAGCACGAGATTCATGGCAATAATTTTGACTACATCATTGTTGATGAGAGCGATATTGAGCAGGCGATTAAAGATGGCTGGTTTTTGACTACAGACGAAGCAAAAAGCAGCTTTTCTGAAGTTTCAGATTCTACTGACGCCACCAAAGAAGAAATTATTCAAAAGGCAGAAAGCCTTGGCATTAAAGTGGATAAGCGGTGGAGCGTCGAAACTTTGCTTGATAAAATCAATCAAGCATTGAAAGGGGAATAACATGGCAGTTCAAGCATCGTTTGAGCCTAATTATACGCGCGGCATTACTGTTTCTCCTGGCACCGCAAGCGCATCAAGTGCAATCGGCATAGGAAGCAAAGCGCTGGTTTTCACTAATTTATCTTCCAGTGTTGTGACTTACGTCAGAGTGGGAAATGTAGGGATTACTGCATCAACCGCTGATTATCCTCTTTTGCCAAATTCTCAAATTAGCCTCAGCAAATGCCAAGATGATACGCATGTAGCTTATATAACGTCTTCTGGCGCTGGCTCTGTTCATATTATCCCGGGAGAGGGATACTAATGTTTCCCTTGTCCAGATTTAGAGATCGCTGCAGAAATAAAATTTCTGGCGCTCTTTGGACGCCAGGCGTGCTAGCGCCTCAAGTCTGGTACGACGCGGCAGATTCAGCGACTATCACACTCAACGGCTCCACGGTAAGCCAGTGGAGCGATAAGTCTGGAAACGGGTTTCACGCTGTTCAAGCTACCGCAGCAGCACAGCCAACCTACAATGCGACGACATACAACAATAAGCCGGGTCTGGTGTTTGATGGTCTTGATGACATCCTCCGCACATCGTCGGCTATTGGTGTTGCTGGCGCGAATCCGAGGACATTTGTACTTGTAGCTCGTGGGCCGGGATCCCCCCGAGGGCCTGTTCTTCAAGTTGGTACTCAGGCACTTCTGCAAGCGTTCGGGCGCGATTATGGTGGATCTGTTGTTTTGTATCATTGGGCTTCAGATTTGCCATTTTCCGCTCCCGCAATCGGAGTAAACTATCAGGAGTTGATGCAGTCAACCGGAGCTGTGTCTTCCGCGTATCGAAACGGCTCGTTAATCAATTCGGGAAGTTACGCCTTAAATACTTTCAATAGTAGGCTTTACATCGGCGGTCGTAGTTTGCCTGATTTTTCAAGTGCTTCTTACGGTTCTATAATTTTTGCGGAAATTCTTGTTTTCCTTAAAGTATTATCAGATACCGAACGTCAACAGTTAGAAGGCTATCTGGCCTGGAAGTGGGGGGGTGCGTAATGCCGATGGAACTGGTAAGGGCATTGCCTTATGACCATCCGTATAGATGGAATGGCACGCCTGTGGGCGGTGTAAAGCTATGGCGTCCGACTGAGATTTCCACCGCTCTTTGGCTTGATGCTGAAGATGCCAGCACGATTACGCTCAACGGCAGCACTGTAAGTCAGTGGAATGACAAGTCGGGAAATGGCCGGAACGCTACGCAAGCGACGGCGGCGTCGCAGCCTACTTATACCGCTTCGGCAATAAACGGCAAGCCAGGATTGACGTGGAATGGAACAAGCATGCTTTGGCTTAGTACAGGTGCTTGGTCTTTGGCACCTAGCAGGCAGTTCGCTTCTTTTGCGGTTGTAAATTTAACTAGCTTGTCTGTAAACATTGATTCGTACAGACGAATTTGGGAAAGCAACTCTACTTTTTCTCAAGGATATTTGGGCACAAATTCAAATACTACTAGCCCAAATTATTTGTCAATTGCTGGCATATCGACAAACACAACTTCGCCTATTGTGCCCGGAACGTTAGGTGCAGGTTTGGTCAGTAGTGTATTTGGAACAACCGAAGTTGGCGCAAACGCCAATAGAGTTTATTTTAACGGCACCGCAGGACAAACGCTTACTGGCAATACCGGGGCGCTTTCTACAACGGGGATTACACTTGGTATTGATTCAAACACAAAAACAACAGCCCGGTGGTGCGGCAGCATGGGTGAAATTGTGTTTGTCAGTTCTGATCTAACTGTAGACAACCGCCAACGACTAGAAGGCTACCTAGCCTGGAAGTGGGGCCTGGAATCCAACCTGCCCTCAGACCACCCTTATAAAAATTTACCACCCACGGTGTGACATGGCCGACTATCTCGTTTTCCAGACCCAGCAAGCCGCGCAGGCGGCCCTCGAAGTGATTTACTCCAACATGGTCGAGTCGATCAACTCACCCGACCTGATAAACGTTGCCACAGGGCAAGTGGTGCCGAAGGATGACCTGACGCCCGATCAAGCGGTGCAGGTAACAGCAGACAATCGGCACTTTCCGATCTTTGGCGTAAATGCCGCGACGGGCGAGAAAGACACCCAGCAAGGCTACACAACCGCATGGACGGAAGCGCAAAAAACGGTGCAAGGTAAATGGGTATTCGCTAAGCCTGCCGACGCGCTGATGGATGGCGTGCTAGATTACACGGTCGAGCCATATGACCCGGCGTGGTTTCCATCGGAGGATATAGTTGATGGGCTATAGCAAACGCCAATTTGTGACTGCCGCGCTCGAAGAGATCGGAATTGCGTCTTACAGCTTTGACGTATCGCCTGAGCAGCTCGAAAGCGCGCTTCGTCGCCTTGATTCAATGATTGCAGACTGGAACGGCAAAGGCATTCGCTTGGGCTATCCGCTTCCTTCCAGCCCTGAGTTCAGCGACATTGATGCAGAGTCAGAAGTGCCTGACAGCGCGAACGAGGCAATCATCACTAATCTGGCGATCAGGATTGCTCCTAGTTATGGCAAGCAGTTGATGCCTGAAACCAAGATCACCGCGCGCGATGCCTACCAAACGCTTTTAAACCGGGCTACATTGCCTCCGCAGCAACAGTTGCCGGGGTCTATGCCTTCCGGGGCTGGCAACAAGCCGTGGCGCGTTTATGACGATCCTTTCCTTAGAACGCCCGTTGATTACGTTCAAACCGGGCAAGATGGCCCGCTAAATATCTGGGGTTAAAAATGCCGACTATCAATCAACTGCCTTCACTTGCCACCGTCTCATCTGGCGATCAGATTCCTGTCTATACGCCTAGCAATGGCGATGCGCGTCGCATGTCTATCAGTGCCTTGCTGACGTACTTTCAACAGAGCTTTGCCAGCCCTACGTTGGCGACGAATCTGTACGTCCCAGCCACTGGCTTTAATCAGACGGTGCCGACTCCGGTAGCGCAACAGCAGTGGATGTTGTTGCAGCCTGCCGGCACGCTTGCCACTGGCACTATTACCTTTCCGCTGAATACTGGCGTTGCTGATGGCACCGAGGTTTTGATTACCAGCACGCAAACGATTACAACGCTGACGTTGGCTGCGAATGGCGCTTCTAACATTTATGGCGCAGTGGCTACGCTAACCGCTGGGGGCTTTGTGCGGTATCGTTTTTATCAGCCGACTAACTCTTGGTATCGCATCGATTAAGTATGAAAGCTAAAGACTCCCGCCTAACCCGCGCAGGCGTTGAAGGCTACAACAAGCCCAAGCGCACTCCTTCACACCCCACCAAGTCGCATGTGGTGGTGGCAAAGGATGGCGATAAGGTTAAAACCATTCGTTTTGGGCAGCAGGGGGTGTCTGGCTCGCCTAAGCGCGAGGGCGAGTCGAAGGCTGATAAAGCGCGGAGGGAGTCGTTTAAGGCGCGGCATTCAGAGAACATTGCCAAGGGCAAGATGAGCGCGGCGTATTGGGCTAATAAGGTGAAATGGTGAAAAAGAAACCTGTCTGGGAAAAAGTCCGTCCGAAATCCGAAGGTAAGCCCGAGCCGCTGACCAAGAAACAAAAGGCCAGTGCGATTGCCTCCGCAAAGAAGGCAGGGCGACCCTATCCGAATTTGGTTGATAACATGCGTGCGGCACGCAAAAAGTAAGCGCCATGCAAATACCAATCCTCAACGGCATTTACGCTGACAGCGGCCCAGACCTTCGCACGTCTTACCCTGTCAATCTTGTGCCCGTGCCTAAAAACTCAGGCATTAGCGGCGGGTTCCTGCGACCTGCTGATGGGATCGTTTCCAATGGCACAGGACCTGGCATTGATCGAGGCGGCGTGAATTGGCAAGGCGTGTGCTATCGCGTCATGGGAACCAAGCTGGTGAGCATTGCCAGCAATGGCGCCGTAACTACGCTTGGCGATGTTGGCTCTGGCGATCTGGTTACATTTGATTACAGCTTTGACCGGCTGGCCATCGCATCAGGCGGTCGTTTGTATTACTGGAACGGCACCACGCTCACGCAAGTGACCGACCCTGACCTCGGCACCGTTCTTAATGTGGTGTGGGTTGATGGCTACTTCATGACCACTGATGGCGAGTTTTTAGTGGTCACTGAATTAAGCGACCCGACTCAGGTAAATCCGCTCAAGTATGGCTCATCAGAAGTTGATCCTGATCCCGTTGTAGCGATTCTGAAGCTGCGTAATGAAATTTACGCGCTCAATCGCAACACGATTGAAGTGTTCGACAACGTGGGCGGTGACTTTTTCCCATTCCAGCGTATTGATGGGGCGCAGATTCAAAAAGGCGCTATTGGAACCCATGCCTGTTGCGTTTATCTTGATGCAATCGCGTTTCTTGGTAGTGGGCGCAACGAAGCGCCTGGAATTTATCTTGGGGCAAACGCATCGGCCACCAAAATCAGCACGCAAGAGATTGATGACATTCTTCTTGGATACACCGAAAGTCAACTTGCCGGTGTGAAGTTAGAGTCGCGCAACGATAAGGCGCACCAGCATCTTTACATCCACCTTCCAGACCGCACGATTGTTTATGACGGCGCAGCATCGCAAGAGCTTGGGCAGCAGGTGTGGTTTGTGTTGAGCACTTCAATCATCGGCTTTGCACAGTACCGCGCTCGGAATCTGGTATGGGCTTATGACAAATGGCTAGTTGGCGACCCTCAATCGTCGAGCGTTGGCTATCTGGTGCAGGATACCGGGAACCATTGGGGCCAGATTGTGCGCTGGGAGTTTGGGACGCTCATTGTTTATAACGAAGCCAAGGGCGCACTTTTTAACGAGCTTGAGCTGGTGGCGCTTACTGGGCGAGTGGCGCTTGGCATCAATCCTATTATCACCGCCAGCTACTCTCTAGATGGCTCTGTGTGGGGCCAAGACAGGCCAATTAGAGTTGGCACTACCGGCGAGACGCAAAAGCGCCTCGTGTGGTTTAGAAACGGCAGCATGGGCCATTGGCGCATTCAACGATTCCGTGGCGACAGTCAGGCGCACCTGTCTTTTGCCAGACTTGAGGCTCAGCTTGAGCCGCTGGCATACTGATGGCTAACAAACTAAAACTTACCCGCAATCAGCTTGCTTCATTTCTTAAAGATGCGGAGCAAGTTAAACAGTTTGAACAGCTGTTTGCGACTGTCGATCAAATACAGCCAGACGTCGTCAATGAAATAAATATCAGCGCTGGAAGTGCGCAGGCATCGGCAAACGATGCTCTGGCGCAGATTCAAAGGCTGGCGGATATTGTTGGCTTGCTGGCTACGGAGCCAGCACAGAAAAACGATAACTTCGTTGTTGCCGATTACATCGACACAAACACGCTTGCGCCAACACCTAACGGAAAGCCGGGACGTGCGTATTGGGACGATGGCGCGGGTTCTTTGGTGGTGGGTTTAAAAGGCGGAAACGTCACTTATATCGACGGTCAGCAAGAATACGCGCTTTGTTATAACGATTCTGGCGTTGCGCTGACTAAGGGCCAAGTGGTTTATATCTCTGGCGCTCAAGGCAACCGTGTTGCTGTCAAACTAGCTCAGGGCAACAACGATACAAACTCAGCACACACCATTGGATTCGTGGCTGAATCTATAGCGGCTGGCGCTGAAGGATGGGTTCATTCTGCTGGCCCGATCTATAAGCTAAACACGTTTGGTTACACGGCAGGCGATACGGTTTATCTTTCTCCTACCGTAGCCGGAGCTTGGACTACTACACGCCCAAGCGCACCAAATCACACGGTTATTCTTGGATTTATTGAGCGTGTTCATGCCTCTGTTGGCTCTATCTACGTCAAAGTAGATAACGGGTATGAGCTAGACGAGCTGCATAACGTCAAGATTACGTCTGTTGCAAACAATGATTTGTTGCAATACGACAGCACAGGGCCGTTTTGGAAGAATGTAGCGCCTTCCTCGGTTACGGTAGGAACGGCAACAAATGTTTCAGGCGGTACGGCAAACGTTACCGATTGCAAGGTAACTGGCTCTGGAAGCCTTGGATACGGCACTGGGTCAGGCGGCGCAGTTACGCAGGGCACAT